CGGGTGTTGAGTTTGCCCCCTGGTTTGGCAGCCGTATCGGGGATATGAGAAATCACAGCCAGGTCGGTCCACAGCCGGCTCTAGTCCAGACTAGTATAAAATTCTTGGAACTTGTGATGGCCAGAGCTTCTTGCGTTGAGAGCACACTCTATAGTGGACTGTGACCTCTCATCAGCTTTTTGCAGTCAAGTGCCCGGAATCTGGGTCCTCTGGTCGGGTAGCTGATAATCAACTTCACGGAACCTTGGTATGAAAAACAGCCCGCCCCCCAATGCCTAATCGTGGTGTTGGTGGATACATGGTGGATAGCACATTGTGATCAGTGTCCAGATCCTTTGTGTAATGTTGGTTGACAACCCTTACGTTCAGGTACGCTGCGGTGACGAGATGTAAAACCTGGTGAACACGGTTGGAGGAATTCCCCCGTGCGATCCTTGCCCGTCTCAGCTATTTCTTCGCCAACTCCTAATGATTGTAACTTTATTTAGCGTGTCGTTGTTGTTGTTGTCTGGTTATCATGTGTTGGAGCAGAAGTGTCCTGAGTATGGATTCATTCCTCTGCCTCTCACCTTTGACCCGAGAAGTGTTCGTTCATTCACGTTTGTCAAACCCCGTGACCCCACATACTCCGAGATTGTCAGTGGTTGGGTATCCGTGCCTCGTGCATGGTTTTACCCCATCGCTGCTCAAATTGATGATGTGGTGGATCGGTGGGATCATCTCAACATTGCAGGCCTTCTCGCCTTATCCGATCGGAACAATCTTGCCCCTGGTTCTAAACCCGTGGACATGGTTCGAACAATTGGTGTAGGTGAGTGGCTCAACTACGTTTTGGTTGACAGACCGGCTGACTCCTTTTATCGAATGTTCGAGTCTGATGTTGAGACTTGGACAAGGGGTCAGTTACGTTGCTCCGCTGAGCTCGCTGAACACAGAGGATGGAAATATTCACACACCGTTAGTTCTCCACTTACTGCGATGTGCATCCTGCGGGAGCGGTCAGGTGTTAACCGCCCGCCTGTGTTGTCGATTTTGGGACTGCTGTCCAAGATTCTTGTCCCCACTGTTGTGTTCATTGCCCTCGTCGTCGGACGTATTACCTTACCCATATGTTATTACCAACTTTACATGTGGGCTTGGGACAACGGGAGGCATAAGAAAGTGGAATTTGTCAGGAACGAAGGTGAAGGTCGCATGCCAATAACACTTCCGACCTGTCCTGGCAAAGTAGAGAATGATGTGTTCAAACCCTCGAAGAACCCTGAGGAATATTTCGTAGCCTTCGGGGCTCATTTTGATCAAGTCTTGTCACCACGTGTTGTGTGTTACGATTGCACGACCGGAAGCTGCTTGCAGCATACCGGTTCTGTGGTTGTCATGCCTGGGATGATGTTGGGCAAAGATGCTCTGTGTGCTATTGCTCGCAGGCCAAATGTGTTCATTGATTTCGCAGACAGTATCCAACATGCGGATTGTGTTCAGAAAGACAATACCTTCAGTGTTAGCAAACGGACTTTTGTCCACAAAGGCAGCACTGTTATGTTTGACTCGGTCAATTACCCCGGCAGGATCTTCTCGATGCATCAGGCTTATACCACCAGTATGAAGATTGTTAAACCACGTGATCCCATAACTAAGACTGTCAATGGATGTCATTTCGTCATTGACCATGGGCTCATTACCATGATACACCCGGTGAGAGAAACTGTCCCACTGCATGTGTTCACTGGTATTTCTTCACGCTTAGCCACTGATGCCGGTGACTCTACTACATTGTATGACCATGTTAGAAATTTCCTGGCCAGCAAAGTCATCGCGAACTCCATCACACTCACTCACACTCAAGAGTGGATATTCTTACTTGTTGATCTCACTAATCGTAATTCCATCAATGCAAGTAATAGTGTGCGTATGAATCTCCCTATGGGATCATCCCTTGTGACGAGAGGCCTTTACAACCTCACGTATTACATGGGACGTTTTAACCCTTGGAATTCCGTACCAACTAACACTGAATATCTGTTCCCTGATACCCCGATCCCTTCTTATGAAGTTCATTCCACTAAGAAGCACACCTTGGAAGGCGGCACGTTTAAACCTGAGCCGACTGATCCCTTTCAAGACGTCTGCCCGAGCGTTGATGCCCCCGTTGTTGAGCAACCTGAGTGCAGTGCCAGCCCGGACAGACATGAACGTACAGACCTCGATGGAAACGAGAGTCTTGGCACTGCAACCGATCCCGAACCCTCTCATTACCGGGCGCCTTGCGGGCTCACCTACGACTTTTGCCCGTGCGCTCCCTTGTCAGAATGCGTGTATGCACCTCCAGATAATGTGTCTACAGGCTCTCGGGTGGAATGTGAACCTGAGCCTGGATGTACCGACGACGGAAAACGAGGATGTGTTGGTGTTATTGCAGACGAAAGCCGCGATTGCGATGCCGCCACATTTGGTGAAGCAAGTGTGTACCTCATGCCCATTATTGCAACCAGAGATGACGGAAGCACTGTTCAGGGCTGGTGGCTTACACTTGAAGGGGGAATCTATACCGAGCCGTT